GACGTTGTACACCGTCGCTCCGTCGCCGCCGTTGCTGCCCTTGCTGCCGCTCACACGCGCCGCCGACTCGCGCTCGGGTGCGGGTGCTGCCGGTGCAGCGCTCGCGCTCGACGGGGCCGTCGCCGCAGCGCCGATGCCCGCGAGCGCGGCGACGCCGAAGTACGCGCCCGCCGCCGCGAAGTGGCCGGGAGCAAGCGGCGCGGTGACGACACCCGCGAGGGCGGCGATGCCCTCGGCGGTCTCCATCGCGCCCTTGACGATGGCCTGCTGTGCGAGGCTCGCGAGGGTGTCGGACAGCATCCCTTGCAGCGCTTCGCCGACGGACTCCTTGCCGTCGAGGAGGCCTTGCGCGTGCTTCGCGATGGCCTGCCCCATGCCCTGGAAAGCACCGCTGACGCCCTCTGCGAGCGCGCGCGTACCGTCGGCCTCGGTGGAGTGCAGCTCCTCCATGCGGTCGACGTACGACCGCTGCATCTCGTAGCGCTGCGTCAGGTGCGCGCGCTCGCGCTCGATCGTGTGCGCGCGACGCATCTCGTCGAGGCGCTCCTGCTGCACGGCCGGGTCGCGCGCGTCGTCGAGCTCGGCGCGCTGCGAGATGGCCCCCTCGGCGCGCTGGCCTGCGCCGCGCGCGCGGATGATGCGCACCTCGTTGGCAGCGACCGACTCCTGCGAGAGCCCACGAATGCGCGCCTGAATGAGCGCGTACTCCTCGCTGTGCGTGACCTGCTCTGCCCACGAGTCGGCGACCTCGCGCGCGATCTGCGCGCGCTCGCGCTCGACGCGCAGGATCTCGGTGGACAGCTCGCGGTCGGCGCGCATCTGCAAGAGTTCGCGCGCGCGCTCTTGGTCGCGGCGGTACTGGTCGGCCTCGACGCGCTTCGCGCGATCCGCCGCGGCGTAGGTCTCGGCCTCGGTGGGGCCGCTGCGCCCGCCGCCACCGCCCGCCGATGCGCCACGTCCCGCCCCAAGCGCGCGCTCCTGCGCGGCCATGCCCGCGGCGGTCGCGGCGTCGGCCATGCGCTGCTCGCGCGCGCCGAAGGTGTTGCCCTCGTCGCCTGCGAGCCCGCGGTCGGCGATGCGATTCGCGGCGTCGGCGCGGGCCGCGGTAAAGTCCATGAGAGCGCGCGTGATCGGCGAGTCGGCGACCGACGCGCGGAACGCCGTCGACGCAGCGCCGCCGAGGCCCCGCACCTGCCCCGCGCGCAGACGATCAACGACCGCACCCGCGGCTTCGGCGCCCGCAACGATGCCCGAGATCATCGCGGCGATGGCGGTCGCGACACCGCCTGCGACGGCGGCGATCCCGTTGCCGATGCCGACGACGACGGTGCCCATCGTGCGGCCCGCGCTCACGATGTCCTCGTTGAGGATCTCAAACTTGTTGCCCGCCGTATCGGCCGCCGCGCTCAACGCGAGCGTGTCGGTGATGCCCTGCGCGAAAGCGGTCGCGAGCGCGCGCTTCGTGTCGTCGATGCTGTCGACGAAGCGCTCCATCGAAGACGCTGCGTCGTCGGTCGCCTGTGCCGTGTGCCCGGCCTGCGCCGTGAGCGCGGCGAGGCGCTGCTCTGCGGTGTGCGACTCGCCCGCGACGGCGCGGAGTTCGCCGCCGAAGGGGCGCAGCCCTTCCTGCGCGCCCGTCACGAGCCCCATCGTCAGCTTGTTGATCGCGTCGCGCGTGGTCGTGCCGGTGTTCTGCGCGAACGTCGCGGCCACGCGAGTGAGGCTGTTGAGCTGCTCCTGATTGAGACGGATACCCGCTTCGTTCAACCGCGTCGCCGCGGTCATCGCTTCGGTCTCGTCGGTGAAGCGCCCCGCGGCCTCGGCGGCCTCGTCGAAGTTGAGGCCGAGGCGCGAGGAGTTCGCGTCGAGCTGAGCCTGCTCGGAGGCGAGCGCAGCAACGCCCGCGGCGAGGCGCGTGACGGCGTCGTACGAGGTGCGCGCGGCGTCGACGATCTGGTTGAAGTCGAACGCGCTCTTAACCGCCGATGCCTTCGCGCCGGCGTCCTGCGTCGCGGTGCCAAGCCCCTGCATCGCGACGGAGATCGCGCGCAGCGTGGCCGCGCTCTCTGCGCCGCCCGGTGTCGTGATCGGAATGTCTATGCCGTCGGTCACTGCGTCACCTGCACGAGAGCCCGCACCACGTCAGCCATAGGCGACTCGACGACCACGCCGCGCGCGTCACCCGCGAGCACGCCCGCGCCGAACGCAGCGAAGCGCGTCTGTTGCGCGAGGCGCTCCAGCGAAGCGCGGAGGTCATCGGCGCTCGCGTCGGCGGGCACGTCGAGGTCGACGAGGATCAGCGCGCACCACGCACGGCGGCTTTCCGGTCGTTCTCCCGCTTCTGATCGCGAATCTTCTCGTCGCTCTGCCACGCGTCGCCCTGTGCTTTCTTCAGCGCACTGAGCGCCGCGAGGTCGGCGCGTGTCAGATCGCGCCCGAGTTGATCGTCGAGAGGAACGTGCAGGTCCGCGGCGAGGGCGACGGCGCGCGTCACCTCGACCACCCACGGCTCCGCGTAGGTGATGCACGCGAGCGGGCACGTCGTCGCCTCTGGCGTGCCCGTTACGGTCGCGACGTGGCGCGCTTCGGCCGCGAGGTCGGGCGGCAGCGTAGCGCCCGCTGCGGGGCCGCGTGGGCAGCCCCAGCGCTCGCGGTACTCCGCGGCATCTGCGAGCGTCGCGTCGCGGCGGAAGCCCGCGGGCATCGACGCGGCCTCTTGCGCGAGACGGCACCCGCAGAGCGCGCGCGTCGAGGTCAGCGCGGCAGCATCAGCCCACGCGGCAAGGCGAAAGGGGCCAGGGCCGCGGGGCCTGCCTCCGCGCGATCCATCGCGACCTGCGCGACCTCGCGAACAGCGGCGGCGCCGAAGGTGTCGAAGATCGCGTCGAGCCACTCGTCGCTCGCGAGCGTGACCTTGCCGACCTGCTCGACCTTCGCGGCGTGCTCGTGGCCGTCGCTGTCGACGTAGCGGTGACACGCGGCGAGGAACGCGCGCTGCGCACGCATCTCGCCCGTCGCCTCTTGCACCCACGCCCACGCGCGCGCGCCAAGGGGGCGCACCTCGAAGAGTACCGGCGTCATGCCGGGGAGCATCACGAGGGCTTCGCGGGCCTCGTCGCTGCGCTCGCGCTCGTAGCGCGTGAGGGCGGCGGCGGGCGTCGCGGCGACGTCGAGCGCGGGGTCGCAGGTCGCGGGGCGCGCGCCGGGGATGGTGCCCACGAGGAGCACGCGGAGGGGCTGAGAGGGGTTCATCCGAAAGCCACCGCGAGCGGAGTGTAGAGCGCGTCAAGCTCGCCCGCCGACTCGCCGCCTGCGGGCGCGAAGATGGTCGACTGAAGCGCGTTGAACTCGAGGTCCATGTACAGCCGCTCGCCCACCTTCGTGAGCTTCGGCTGCGCCACGAGTTGCGCGTTGTCGAGCGACCAAATCCAGAAGCTCGCGGTGGTGCCCGTGCCGATGCGCTGCACGATGACCAGCGAGTAAGCGGTGCCCGCGTCGTACCCCGTGGGGTAGTCACCGTCGAAGCGCAGCGTCACCATCGCCTTCACGCCGCGCGGGCGGCCCGCAGTGTCGACGACGGCGGTGACGGTGTTCGTAGCCGCGGGGTCGCGCACCATCTCCCATTGGTTCGGCAGTTCGACGGAGAACTTCTCGCACGCGACGGTGGTGCCGCGCGTGGGCGCGGCAGTCGTGAGGTACACCTGCGGAGCGAGCGGGAACGCGGCGCCCATCTCGTCGGTGATGGTCGTGACCGGGATGCTCTGCGAGGTCGGCCCCGTGAAGCTCACGGCGGTCCCGTCGAGCGCCATCGAGACGAGCTTGCCGAACTCGCCGAACGCGAACTTCAGGTTGCCGTGCACGCCGTTGAAGGTGTACTGCGCGGCGGAGTCGCCGACGTACGCGACCTGCACCGCGAGGCTCGAGGTGTTGCTCTCGGCCATCGCGTAGTTGTAGAGGTTCCTGACGATGGCCCCTGTGCCTGGGGTGCCGCTGAGCGCGGGCCCGACGGTGATCGTGTCGGTGGCGATCGACACCACGCGCGCCCACTCCATCTGCCCGCTGATCTCGACGGCGATGAGCGTGCCGCGACGGAAGCGGGCGCCGTGCGTGGCCGTCACGTCGAAGACGGTGGTGGATACGCCCGCGGCGACGGCGCTCCCGCTGATCGCGAACTCCGTGCCCATGCAGTGGCCGAGGAGCAACCGCGGCGTGAGGGCGCCCGCCGACACCGAGGTCGTGAGCTGATCGGCGGTCTTCGTCGCCTTGAGCAACTGCGACAGAGCGACCTTCGAGGCCAGCTCGAGCCCCTGCACCGGCGTGACCGCATCCATGCGGCGCACGCGAATGTCGCCGACGTCGAGCATCGCGCGCATCGCGCCGTCGGCGAGCACGGGCTCGGCGGCGATAAAGCGCGTCATGGCGTTGGGGAACGAGCCCGAAGGCGTGACGCCGAACGTCGACTCGCGACCGACGCGAACGCTCTGCTCGCGCGTGATGATGTTGACTTGAGACATGGTGCTCCGAGGTGGTGGCTAGGCTTTGCGAGTGATCATCTGACCGCGGGCCATCGCGGCGGCGAGGGCGCCGGTTGCGCGGCCGATGCGCGGGTCGAGGTTGCGGCGGCGCTTCTCGCGCGCCCACGAGACCGAGAGCGGCGCGAGCGTGATGTCGCCGCCGCTCGCGTCGAAACGCTGCACCCACAGACGACGCAGCGCGTACGCGCCGACGGTGAGCGCCGCGAGCATCGACGGCTCGCCGCGGCCCTCGCGCATCTGCGCACCGAAGCGCTCGCGCACGGCGGTGACCATCACGCCGCGGGCGACCTTGTTGACGGTGAGAATCGGGCGCGGCGGTTGCCCTTTGCGGCCCTCGTTGAACCACGAGAGCTTGCGCTCCTGCGGCCCCGGGATCGCGATGGTGGTCGTCCACCGCTTGCCGTCGAGCTCACGCGCGATGGCCTTCAGCCGCTTCTCAATCTCGCGCGCGGCGGCCTGCGCGGCGTTGGCACCGATGGCGAGATTCATCTAGATTTGCGGGATGCGAACGCCGACCGCCGAAGAGTTCGAGGCCATCGCGCACAGCGCCGCGTCGGGTGTGTTCGTGCCCATCGGCGACGAGGGCATGGTCACGACGCGCACCGACGCTCAGTGGATCGCGTGGCGGATGCGGATGCGCGAAGCCGAAGCCCGCGAGGTCACGGCCCGTACGCGCTGAGCTCGTCGGCCTGGAGCACCAGCTCCATCGTCGTGATGCCCAACGAGCGCCCGCCGCCGAGGTCTTGCCACTGCGTCGCGACGCGAGAGCAGACGACCATCACGGGGTCGGTGTCGAGCCCGCGCAGCGCTGGGAACACCAGCGCGCGTTCAATGCGCCAGCCGTCCGACAGCGCGCGGCGGTCGGCGCGGAACACCGCGGCCGCCTGCGTCTCGGTGCCTTGCGCGTTCACGAGCGCGGGGAGCGCCGCGCTGTAGAGGTAGCCCACCGTCACGACGAGCGTGAGGCGCGAGAACTGCGGGCTCTGGTACGGGTTGTTTGTCGCGGGGTCAGGCGACGCCGCGGTGAAGCGCAGCGTGTAGCCGCGGTCGAAGGCCTCCGCGGGGAAGCTCGGGTCGTCGAGCGCGGCGTTGTCGCTCTGCCTGCGGAACGTGCCCGCGGCGATGGCGCGCGCCTGCGCTTCGGTGCCGAGCGCGCCGTTGACGCCGCGGCCGTCCGCGAGGATCGCGTCGATGCGCGCTTCGATAGCTGAGAGGTAGTCGGTGTTGGGCATCGTGGACTAGGCTGCGGGCATGAGCGAGACGAGACAGCGGACACTGCCCGCGGAGGCGGTCGAGCGCCTCACGCACGCGAACACGCTTCGGCGCACCGGGCGCCACGCGGAGTACGTCGCGGCGATGAAAGACATCGAGTGGCTGTTGATGGGCGCCTCGCAGGAGACGCGCGATGCGCTCTTCGGCGACGATGCTCCGAGGGCGCGGGTATGAAACACAGGTACGTCGCACCGTCAGACTCGTCCGCGGAGACGCTCGCGGTGATCGACCAGATGAACGCGCTCCTCGACGCGGCAGACGAGGCGGGAGCGGGCGAAGCGAAGATGCTGCGACGACGCGCGGAGGCGATGGGCGCGAGGCTTCGCGCGCGCATGGCCAGCAACGCGGTGCAGCGATGAGCCGGGTCGAGTTCACGGTCGGGCGCCGCGTGCGTCTCGTCGATGACAGCACCTGCAACCCGCGCGTGCCCGTGGGCAGCGTCGGCACGGTGATCCAAGAGCCGGAGAACCCGCTCTATGCGGAGCACTTCATCGGCCGGCGCGGCAAGGTCGCATGGGACGATGGCACCGTGTCCACCGTCCATCACGGCTACTGCGCGCCCGCGTGACCGATCATTCTTCTTTCGTCGCCTCGTAGCGGCGCAAGAGCGCGCGGCCCTTCGCAGCGAGACGCAGCATGGCGCCGCGCGTCTTCGGCACGGGCTCGCCCCACGCTGCGGCGCTGAGCGCGAGCCGCGTAGGGTCGCCGTTCGGCTTCTGCGCGGGGCCGCTCGGGTTGCTGAACATGCGCGTGAGGAACGAGCCCTTGCGACGCATCTTCGTGGGCGTGTTCGCGGGGCCTTTGACACCTGGCCGCAGCTTCGCGCCAGTCTCGCGCGCGTACTTCTTTCGGCCCGCCGCGGTGAGGCCCCCCTTGGGATCTTTGAGGGTCATGCGCCCTGCCGCGTGCGAGTGACCTGCAACATGCCGCGCTGCGGGTGCGTGAAGTCGCTCGCGGTCACCGCGAACTCCTCGCCGCCGCTGGTGAACTCGTCGCCCTCGAGCAGCACCGTGAAGCGCTGCGTCGGTGCGCCCGCGATGAGCAGCGCGCCTTGCGTGTAGCCGCCGCCCGGGAACGCCTGCGTGATGGGCCCAATCTCGTAGACGCCCGCGAGCGCGGTGCCGTCCGAGGCCGCGAGCGTGCCGCCGCCGAAGTATGACCGCTGCCCGTCGGTGACCTCGCGCACCTTCGGACGCGGGTCGATCACGGTGTCCGTGGTGCTTACGAGCGTGGTGCCGCTCGCGCCGACGGGGCCGGAGTAGACGCGGACCCGCAGCGTGACGTTCGTGGTGCGTTGGCCCAGGCGCTCCGGCACGCGGCGCACGGCGTTGGCGATGGCGCGGAACGACGCGAGCGCGCCCGTGTTGTTGGCGCCCATCAGTAGACCTCGAAGCCCATGACGCCGCTCGGGGCGACGCGCGACGCCATCTCACGGAGCACCTCTGTCAACCCCGTAGCCGACGCGAGGCGACCGCGCAGCGCGTAGCGGTGTTGTGTGAGCGAGGCCTGCGCGCTGCCGCCCTCGGCGCGGCCGAAGAACTCGATCTCGTCGACGCGCTTGACGCCCGCCTGCGGGATCGCGATGCGCTCCTGCTGGTCGATCGCCTCAAGGTCGGCCATGAGCCCACGCACGATCGTGAGCGCGCTCTCGACCTCGACGGGGTACGTACCCGAGTGCGTCTTCGCGCAGACCACTGAGATGGTGCTGCCCACCACAGCGCGCACCGTCACGACCTCGCGCGAGGCGTCGACGTCGAGCACGACGCGCGAGCCCGACGCGAGGCCGGTGACGGAGGCGAGGGTGAGCACCGTCGGCCCCGCTGCGGTGACAGCGGTGGCCGACGTGGTGGGGACGACCGCCGACGACGAGACGTTGTCGCGGATCAGCGAGTAGATCGCGAGCACGGAGATGTACGGCACCGCGCCCAGGTCGAGCACGTTGCTGAACAGCTCCGCTTTGATGCGGGCCATCTCGTCGTCGGTGAGGGTCGCCATGGCTTACTGGAGCAGCTTGCCGCGAGAGACGTAGTGGTACGTCGCGGTCGTCACGTCGGCAGCCGCAGTCGAAGCGCCCGAGAGCGTGGCGACGACGCGGCACTGCACCCACGAGATCACGGCCACGTCGAACATGAGCACCTTCGAGGTCACGACCTCGGTGCCGGTGCCCGCCGCGGTGGCGAAGGTGATCGGCGACGACGTGCCGCCGCTGAGGTCGTACCAGTTCGTCCCGTCGTCGGAGACCTGGAGCTTGAACGTCGCGAGCACGCTCGCGGTCGTGATCGCCGCGGAGCAGAACACGCTGATGGTGCCCGCGCTCGTGGGCTCGGTGTTGAGGGCGGCGCCGGTGCGGGCGGTGCCGTTGGCAGAAGTCGCGCTCGCGAGCGCGAGAACGGTGGGGCGGTTGAGCATCTGTGTCGTGCCTCAGTTCGAGTGCATGACGCGGCCGAAGCGCTCGTCGAGGAGCCCCTCGGCTTCGAGGGCGAACCACATCACCTTGACGTCAAAGCCGTAGTTGTCGTCGGTGGGCGACGCGGTGAAGCAGCCGTCGGGCGTGGTGGCGCGGCCGACCATGCCGGGGCCGAACATCACGCCGTGATGGATCGACTGACCCGACACGGTGGCGGTGTCGATCGTGTTGGTCGACGACTTGTACACCTCGATGCCCGACACCTGACCGACCGCGTTGGTGCGCAGCGGGTTGTGCGTCTGCGTCGAGAAGTACTCCTTGTCGGAGAGGCGCTGGTACTCGGGGTCGAGCATGAGCTGCTGCGCCTGCTGCGGCGTGAGCACGCAGATGAATTGCCCGTTCGCGAAGCGCGGCACGTTGGCGGCGTCGAGCGTGCGCTCCGTGCGGAGCAGACACTCGAGGTCGAAGGGCCGGCTGTTCACCGCGGGGAAGACGGCGGCCGAGTCGGCGGTGATCAGCGAGCCAGGGTCGCCGGGGTACAGAATCGACGTCGACGACGTGCCGAACGGATCGAAGAGCGAGCGGTACACGGAGTCGAGGTACTTCGTGCGGTCGCGGTAGAGGTGCAGGCCGCTGAGCGCGACGATGTTGTGCACGCCGCGCTGCGCGTCGACCTTCGACACCATGTACGGCTGCGGCACCGAGCCGCCCGACGCGAAGGGGCCGGCCTGGAGCGCGATGGTGAGCGACACCTGCTCGGCGCTCACGTCGATGGCCGTGGTGCTGATGATCTGCCCGCGCGCGATGCGACGCGAGGCCGCGGTGTAGCCGCCGCCCGAGAACACGGGGCGGTTCATGCGGAGCGTGTGGCCCACGCCCGAACCGAGTTCGTCGGAGGTGATGATGGCCTCCGAGCGGATGTTGTCCGAGATGATGGCCTGCATGTCCATCAGCGCAGGGACGCCCGCGCCGCTGCCGCTGATGGTGCGACCGGGCAGGCCGATCTCACCGATGCGGCGCAGCTCGGCGGCGGCGTCGGCCATGACGACCATGCGCGCGTAGATGTACTGCGGCTCGGGGGCGCGCAGCATGATCTGCGACGTACGGTCGTAGAACTCGGACGGGAGCGAGAGACGATTGAAACCGGACATAGGCGTGCAGTCCTGCGACGCTTATGCGCCGCCGTTGGGGTTGCTTCGTTGGGGTGAGACTCAGGAGGGGCGGGCGGCGCGCGCAGCCATGGCGCGCTCGATCACAGCGGCGTTCTCGGCGCGGAAGACGCTCGCGCGCAGAGAGGCGCCGCGGGCCTTCAGGTCTTCGTACGTGGCGAGCGCTGCGGCGTCGGGCGACGGGATGGCGGCGGGCGACGGGAGCCCCGCGGCGGGCATCGTCGAGGCGCCCGTAGGCACCGTGGCGGGCGCGGCGGCCACGAGGCCCGCGGCGCGCATTGCGTGGAGCGCGTCGAGCTGCTTCGCGGCATCGTTGCCCGCGATCTGCGACACGTAGGCGCGCACGTTCTCGGGCACCGCGGCGAGCTCCGCGGAGGCCTGGCGTGTGAGCACCGACGAGAGCGACGCGACGCGCTGCTCGAGGTCGGCCACGCGCGGGTCGACGGGTGCGGCGGGAGGCGCAGCCGCGGCGGGCGTCTCGACGACGGGCGCGGGGGCGGCGGGCTTCGCGGGGCGCAGCGCCCACGGGTTGACCGTAGGAGGCGCAGGAGGGGCCGCGGCGGGCGCGGGCGAGGGCTGCGCAGCGACGGGCGCGGGCAAGACCGCGGGGGGCGGCGCGACGGCGCCCAGGGCGTCGAGCACGGGCGTTGCGATGGCGGGCGCGGCGGGGTCGCTCATTCGGTCTCCATGTGCTCGCGGTCTTCGTCGGTGTCGGCGGCCGCAGCGATGTCCGCGGCCTTGACGACGACGGGCGCGGCGTCGGGAATGGTGATGGTCACGTCACCGCTCGCGTCGAAGTCGAGAGTGATCTTCATCGCGCCGACGACGCCGAGACCGGCCTTCGCGGCGAGGATGATGACCGCCTCGGCGACGTTCGCGACGAGGTTCGGATCGGCGTCGTCGCGCTCCATCAGGTCACCACGCAGGTGACGGACACGCCGAAGGGCGCGTCGACGGGGTTGGCGCCCGTGATGCCCGCGGCCGTCGAGAAGTCCGACGTGGTGGGCGTGAGGCGCAGCGCGGCGGTCGCGAGGGCGACGGTGCCGAAGACGTTGCTCGTGCCGGTGCGGTACGCCTGGATCAGCGAGAACGCGCGCGGCGTGTAGGTCTTGCCGTCGCGCACGTTGGCGGCGATGGTGGCGCCGAGCGCGGCGACGTCGAGCGTGTCGGAGCCCGAGGTGACGTTCTGCCCGGCGCTGTCGAAGTAGACGTTGACGACGCGGAGATCGGTGCCGCCCGAGGTCTGGTCGAAGGGGCCGAGAACGACGGTGACGGCGCGGACGGTTGCGGATACGACGGCCATGATGGTCCTGTGCGGCTCAGCGCCGCGTCTTGGGTTGCTCGTTGGGGGAAGGCTTCGGCGCGAGCGCGTAGGTCGCGACCATCGGGCCGGTCGCGAGCGGGCCGCCGTGGTAGATCGGCTGCTGTGCGACGCTCGCATCGGTGACGACGTGCGAGGCAAGCGCGCGAACGGCGGCGTCGTCGGCAGAGCAGCGGCGCCCGTAGGCGGCGAGGTCGGCGTAGGCGAGCGTGAGGCGCGCGCCGTCGAAGGCGACCGCGGGGGCGTCGTCGCCGGGGAGCGTGAGAGGTGCGTTCATTCGATGACCACCGCGGCTTTCGCGACCGCGTAGTAGAGGGCGCCCGTGCGGACGCCGATGGGCGTTTTGAAGCCCGCCTTGAACTTCGCCCGCGCGTAGGCCTCGGTGAGACGGCGCACGGTGATGTCGCGCACCTTGCCGTGCAGGCGAGACATCACCCGCGCGAGCACCGCGCGCGCCGCGAGGGCGTCGAGCTCCTCGTTTGTCGGGAGGCGCTTCGTGCCTTCGAGGTGGATGCGAAGTTCGGTCGCGACGTAGGTGCGCAGCGCGCGGTTGTTGTCGGCGAAGTCGCGGCCCTGCTTCGCGAGGATGTCGAAGAGCTGCTGATTCGTGAGGCCCGAGTAGTGCGTGCCGGGCACGTCGACGGTGTAGTCGAGGCTCTGCGCGTAGAGACGAATCAGCCGTTCGATCTCGCCCGCGGTGGCGGGTCGCCCGACGCGGCGCTCGGAGGCGTATCCGTCGGCGGGCATGAGTAGATTTCGTCGATGGGCGCGAGGCTCACGAGCGTGGCGCGGATGGCTTCGGCGGCCGCAGGGTGCGCGTTGGCGACCTCGAGCAGCGCGGCGACGGTGGCCGCGGTTGCGGCGCGCGTCACGAGCACCTCGTCGGCGAGGGCGTCGACCTCGGCCGGCGTCGCGGTCTCACCCGCTGCGAGACGGAGCAGGGCCTTGCGAGGGAGCGGTGTCACCCGCCGAGCGTACCGCCGTCGTCGCGTGCGGGCGAGGTCTGCGCGGTGGGCACGAAGCCCTGGCCTGCGTCGCCGAGGATCTCGTCGGCGCCCGCGCCGTCGACGGCGAAGGCGCGCATGATGATCGCGCGCGCGGCGCCGCGAGGGAGCGTGCCCGCGGCGACCTTCTCGACGACCTCGACCATGCTCGCGACCTGCGCGCCGTTGAGCGCGGTGTCTGCGACGGCGGCGGGCATCGGGTCGGTGTCGTCGAGCGTCAGCTCGGGCGCGTCGTCGTCGGGGCTGAGCTTCGTGATGGCGTCGCTGACGATGCCTTGCGACGCGGCGTGCGCGACCTTCACGGACTCAACCTCGGCGTCGACGTCTTGCACGCCGAACATCGCCGCGATGCTCGCGACGGCGCTGCGGTGCGAGAGCACGGGTGCGCCGCCCGAAGCAAGAAGCGCCGTCTCGACGGCGGACTTGCGGTCCATTGCCGAGGGCTCGAAGTAGTCGCCCCACGCGAGCGACACGGGGGCGCCGATCCAACGGCGCGAGCCGTCGGGGCCGATGCCGTAGAGGCGCGCGAGCACCGGGGCAGCGCGGTCGTACGTGCGCATGAGCGCGCCCATCGTCTGCGCGATGCGGCCCGAGAGCACGCGGAGCATCATGTCGATGATGCGGCACAGCGCGTCGCCGTACTCCACGCGGAGGTTGTCCGCGTGGTCCAGCATGGGCGCGTGCATCAACTGAAGCGTGCGCGCTGCGAGGTCGCCGCCGCCGAGCGAGTCAGCGTCGAAGAGCACCACGCCGCTCGCGTCGGTGAGCACGCGCCGCAGTTCGGTGATCGCGCCGCGGATGATCTCCGCGCCCGCGCCGGTGCTCTCGACCATCTTCGCGTCGCCGCCCTGCGGCAGCTTCCACAGCTTGCCGGGGGCCTTCTTCGCGGCGGTGTTGCCGTTGCCGGCGCCGCGCGCGAAGCCGGGCATCACGCTGTTGAGCCACGAGAAGCGCTCCTCGGTGGCGCCTGCGGTGCGGCCCTGCGGTGCGGTCATGCTCGCGTCGCCGTCGACGCCGATCTGCACGAGCTGCGGTTCGCCGTTGTAGAGCGCGTTGCGGTAGAGCTGCGACAGCTCCATGTCGAGCGCTTCGACCTCGTCTTCGAGGCCCTCAACGAGCGCGTGACCGTCGATCTGGTCGCGTGTCGCCGTAGCCTCGGCATCGTTGCGCACCCACACGACGGGGCAGCACTCGACGGGGATCGACGTGTAGTCGCCCCAGCGCGGCGGCACGCCCTCGACGACGTCAACGGGCGCGTAGGTTCGGTCTTCGGTCGCGGTGATCTCGCGGCGGTGCAGACGCCACCGCTTCGGGTCGTCGCTCGGCACCTTGTACTCGATGCACAGCGCCTCAACGGAGCCATCGGCGCGGAGCGTCGGCGTGCACCACTTCGACGGCACGACCTGTAGCGAGGGGCGGCCCTCGACGAGCCCGACGATCACGCACGCGGCGCCGCTCTTGAGCCCCTCGGTGAGCACCTCGCGCATCCGCTTCGAAAGCGCGAGCGCGCGTGTGATCTCGTCGACGAGCGCCTGGAGCGCGTCGCGCTCGGTGGTCGCAAGCGTCGTGCGATAGCCCTCGGCCTCGACCTTGAGTCGCGGAAAGCTGCGGTCGCCGAACACGAGCGTCGCGAGGCGCTGCACGGCCGAGCGCGTGAACTGCGACTGGACCACGGGCGCGCGTTCGCGGAGCGGTACGTCCTGCGACCAGAAGCTCGGGCGCGTGTCGTACTGCGTGCCGAGGTACCACTGTTCGAGGCGGTTGATGCGCCAGTAGCGGGGGCTCTCGCCCATACGCACGAGGTCGGCGTTGAAGCGCGCGAGGTCTTGCTGTGCGGGGGTGGGGAGCATCAGAAGTCGTAGTGGTCTTCGGTGGCGAATCGGGGCGCGGCGTCGGTGAGCATCACCTCAGTGAGCGCCCACACGAGCGCGTCGAGGCGGTCGGGGCTCGCGCGACTCGTCGCCGGGTCCCACGTCGTGAGTTGATCTTCGAGGCGGGCCAGGGCCCCGACGTGCGAGGCGCGGCCTTGCTCGTAGAGGGCGGCGACGGGTTCGGCGCGCGTCGCTTTGCCGCGCGTCGCGTGGACCGTGCGCACGTTGGCGCCGCGGTCGTGCACACGCAGCGTCGCGGCGACCATCTCGCCGCCGTTGTTCGCCTCGGCGACGATCGCGTCGGCCTTGTGCTCACGGTAGAGCGCGAGCGCGGTGCGTGCCCACTCTTCGGGCCGGTAGCGTCCGCTCGCGTCGGCGAGCACGTACGCGCGGCCATCGTGGCCCACGCCCGCGACCACGATGCCCGTCTCGTCGCTCTCGTCGTGCGACGACGCGGCGGGGTCGATCGCGACCACCACGCGGCGCAGGTCCGGTGCGCGGGCGACGCGGGCTGCGTCGATCCACTGCCACCGCCACAGCGCGCCTGCGGAGTCGTCGAGGATCTCGCCGTCGAGCTCCTGCCGCCCGAGGCGCGTGCCGGCGTAGCGGCGCTCGAGGTCGGCGACGACACCCGGCGCGAGGTTCGCGAGGTTGTCGCGCGTCGTCCCGCGCGTCACCACCGTGCCGGGTGCTGCGAGGAGCGAGCGCACGAGCGGCGTCGGTCGCGGCGTCGTTGCGATCACGATGCGCGGGTCGACGCCGAGGCGCAAACCCATCACCACCTGGTCGTAAGTCTCAGGTCTTGACCATGCGGCAATCTCGTCGAGGAGAGCCGCGTCATGCTGCGGGCCGCGGAGTTGGTCGGGCTCCTCGGCGCTGTACGTCGTCGCGATCGTGCCCGTCGTCGGCCACGTCAGGCGCCGCCGCGAGGGCTCCCACACGGGGCGCTCACCGTCGGGCGACACCGCGAGGATGCCGCTCTGCCCCTCGACGAGCACATCGCGCACGTCGGCGGCGGTGCGGGCCACGAGCGCGATGCGCCGGTAGCGTCCGCTCGTCGCCCACGCGCGCAGCGTCTCGCTCAGCACGCGCGTCTTGCCGAAGCCTCGGCCTGCGAGGAGCAGCCACCGGCGCCACTCGCCCGCGGGCTGCAACTGCTCGGGGCGGGCGTTGCGTGTCCAATCGTAGCGGGCAGCGGCGTCGAGGCGCGCGAGTTCATCGCGGATCTCGGCGAGGCGCGCGAGTTTCGCTTCAGTGCTTTGTGGCGTCTGCTTCGATCTCAGCGGCGAGGCGTCGCGCTTCGGCGATGAGTTCTTCACGGGTCTTCGGTGCCTCGACGACCACACGGTCAACGTGCGTGCCCGACGCGCGGTTCTTCGCGACCTCGGCCTCGTAGCGGGCGCGCTTTGTGTCGTACGAGGCTCGCGGGTCGCCGCGCCGATGGTCGAGCGCCCACGCGGCGGCCTTCCAATCGCTCGTGGCGGCGACCGCTACGGCCTTCTGAAGGTCCGCGGTGTGATCGTCGTACGCGGTCATTGCCGCCGTCACAAGTGCCACCACATCAGCGTCGGCGCATGTGCCGCGTTGCACGGCCGCGCGCCACGAGTGCCATGTGCTCTCGGGGATGCCGACTGCACCGGCCGCTGCTCGGATCGTCGCGCCCTCTCGGATGCGACCGATCATCGCGAGGTGGTTAGGGCTGTAGGTGAAGGGGCGTGGCATAGTTGGAGTTCGCGCGCGCGTTGGCTCCAACTACGCCGTCTCGACGACCACAACGCGCCGCGTCTGCCGCGCGCCGTTCCCGCCGACGCACGTCTCCGTGGTCAACGTGAGCGATCCCGCCGCAGCGCCTCTCGCGAGGATGCGGTAGGCCTGCGCCCGCGAGCAGCCGGTCAGCCGCATGATGTCGTGGACTGTGAGCGTCACGTCGGGAGATGCGCGGGCGTCGTGCGGGCGAACCGCGAAGACACCTGTGGCGCTGTTGCGGAGGCTACGTGAGACACCGTCGCCCGCGCAAGTGCGTTGCGTACGATTCTGCGACAGCGTCTCAGCACCCCGGAGCGAGACGCGCGCGAGATGAGCACGCGCCCCGGGGTGCTGTCAATTGGAGGTTGCCCCTACGGCTCCTCGCACGGCCGCCCGTCGGCGTCGACCGGGGCGGCGATGCGCGCCATCTCGACGGGTGCCGCGGTCGCGAACTGCGACCACTTCGCGGCGGGCGCCACCGTCGGGCACTCGCCGCCCCACGGTGCGCGCGTCCACGACAGCGCGACCCATTCGCCGTCGGTGCGCTTCGCCCACGCAAGAAGAGGCGCGGGCACCTCGTCGGCGTCGGTCGTCACAGGCTCGCGACGGAGCACCCGGCCGATGGTGGCGTCGAGCCACGCCGCGTGCGAATCGGGGAGCCTGCGTTCATCCGAGCGAGTGCGGTGCGCGATGTACAGCACGAAGCCGCCGCCCGCGAGGAGGCGCGAGAGCCGCCCGCAGGCCTCGCACTCGTACGACGTGTCACGATGGCCGCCGATGAACGACCCGACATCGACGCGCCGAGATGTGCCGCACCAGCACGGAGGGAGGTCGTCGCTCATACGCCCGCATCCTCCCACGCCGTCACCGCGCGCTCCAGCATCCTGCGTCCCCACGCGACGAGCGCCGCCCTGGCCTGCGTCTCGCGGGCGACGGCCGACGCGAGCGACTCCCGCGCGCGCGACGTGTCCGTGTGCGACGTCAGCAGCCACGCGGCGGTCGGCGCGCGCTTGCCAACGTGTGCCCGCTGCTCCGCGTGTTGCAGCGCCACCCGCGCCCGTGCGACGGCGGCCGACGCGAGCGGCAGCGCCTCCCGCAGCGCCACGGGGCCGCGCTCCTCGGCCACGAGCTGCGCGAGCCCGTCGACCGTCGCGAGGTCGCCGCCGTGCGCCGCGAGCCACCGCAGCGTCTCGACGCAGCCGGGGCAGCGGCCGAGGCGATCGTGCGCGCGACGGGCGGCGGCGAGGGTGCCCGCGTCGATCGCGTGCTCCGTCGGCGTCTGCTTCGCCGCGGTCTCGCCTGGCACGCGCGGTTCGCACCCGCTCGAGCGAAGGTCGCCGTCAAGCGCGAGCAGCGGCGCGAGCGACCGCAGCGCCCGCGTGAGGCGAGCGTCGTCGAGCGCGGGCACGGTGACGGCGGCGCTCACTGCGCACCCCCGG